AATTTTAGAAAAAGCCGTATCATAACTCTGAATGACGTAGTTATATTCTGGTACTTCATCTTCTTCCCATCTACGCCACCACTCACGCTTGACTATACTGCCTTCCTCAGCAGTCGGGTTTTGTAACCATTGACTATTCCATTTAGGTAAAGGCAAAGAAGCTTTGACAGATAGTAACTCTTCTTTTTGCCAAAATTCTGGCCACAAAGGTGCTTCGGACTCTGGCATGATGGCAGGAAACTCAACTACTTCCCATTGATCGGCATTTTCTTCGCCTTGTTTTTTTAAAACTTTACCAACCAAGTCTTTGGTGCTCCAACGTGTCATAACTATGACAATCGTGCCACCGGGTTGTAAACGCTGTCTAGGTCCAGACGTATACCATTCGTAAGCTGATTCCATAGCTTTTGGCGACATGGCATCTTGCTCAGAATGAGGATCATCAATAATTAACAAATCGGCACCACGACCAGTAATAGCACCACCAACACCAGCATAGTAACTTTCGCCTTCTTGATTAGTTGTCCAACGACCAGCAGACTTGTTATCGGCTTGTAATTTAAGCTCTGGGAAGATGTGCTGGTACTCTTGACTGTCAATAATGTTTCTAACTTTTCTACCAAAACGTACAGCTAATTCAGCGGTGTGCGTGGTTTGTATTATTTTTAAATCACCTTTTCTACCCATCATCCATGCGGGAAAATAAGTAGAAGCAAATTCAGATTTTGAGTGTCGAGGTGGTAAGCAGACAATCAACCTTTTTAGTTTGCCTTGAGCTATGCGATTGAATTTATCGCTAATAATTTTATGGTGTCTGCCCTCGATAAATTCTGGCCATAGATGTTTTACAAATTTTATAAAATCGTTCTGACACTCATCTTGTTTGTCAATTTGTTCGTATCTATTTAGTAAGGCAAGTGCCTCTTGTTTGTCTTGTTCAGACAAAATATCAAAGTCTTTAAGTTTGTTAAGATCCATACAATTAAGCGGGTTGCACGATTAGGTAGTGACATAGTAATCGCACAACCCTAAGCATAAAATGCCTAGAGTCAGTATCGCATATCGCTATACTTCGTGCCATTCTTTGCCTTGAAATAAAAGGGCTTCGGCTTCTCTTCTTCTAATCAAACCTTCTAAAACCTCGCCACCAGCTTTGTTCCATCTTTTTATCTGTGCTGGTACTTCGTTTTTTTTATCCTGATTCAAAACTTTGAGCAAAGTTGAAGAACCTAAGTTTGTTGGACCTAAGTTAAAAGTCCAACATACAAGTGCATCAAACTCGTTTTGCTCCAGTTCTACTTTAACCATGCCGTTTACATAGCTTTCAAATTCCTCTAAATCTTTAGTCAAATAAACATCTGCTTCATTTTGACTAATAGTTTTGCCTTCTTTAGCGCTTTTGATGTGTCCGTAACCTATCGTCCAGTAACCAGCTGGGCATAGATATGCTTCTAATTCACAACCTTCAAACTTTTTTATTAAAGCTTTACCCTCTTCTGATATTTTCATTAATAGTCTCCCCATACTTTGTTTTTTTTACCGCCATCGTAAACAACAGCGTGTCCTTCTTTGATAAGCATTTGACATATATCTTGTCCATCTTCGGTATATGGTATGCCTAAAATTCTGCCGTACTTACCTTTACCAAGTGACTTAATCTTGAAAGTTCCAACACAAAGTTCTTTGAGTCTTTCTTTGGCGGCTAAACCTAATTTTTTTTCAGCTAAATCTCGTGTTCTTGATTCTGGTGTGTCAATACCTGCTAGCCGTACTCTTTGTTTGTGCAACTTGACATCAAAACCTAAATCTAAAATTACATCTACGGTATCGCCATCTACCACCCTATCTAACTCTGCTTGATAAACAAAAGCATCTGGATTGTCACTCATCACTATTCTCCTTTTTTGGTTGATCGTAATTTCTATAATATTCAACTATAGATAAAATATTTTTTGTGTATCTAGTTATTTCAGCCATATTGACTGACAAATTTTCGTATTGTTGTGTGGTCAGTGCGTAATACGGCATAGCTGGTGCTTTGCCTTCTTTAACCAAAGCTAAATATTCTTCCATGATTTCTGGTGTCAGAACCTTCCATTTGACTGGCACACCTTGTATTTCCAAAGGTAAAGGCGGGTGATACATGGGCGGTATTTCAGCTATCGTTCTAACGTCTACAGGTTGTGCCTTGGGTAGTATTGAACAGCCACCCAAGACAAACAATGAGCTAATTATTAGGAGAGATATTTTCATCTTTTACATAGGGGGATGTAATTGACATTAACTCATCAAAAACTTTTTTTGAGCCTGCATTTACTCTTCTTTCAATCAAGCCAGGCTTCATCAAAGCTAAATTGTTGAGATCGTGACGGGCAAATTTGTTTCTTAATTCTGTAACAGAACGCATGGCTTCTTGCTTTGCATCTTCTAAAGCTGCCATTTCTTGCATGGTCTCCTTTTGTTTTTGTAGATAATTTTTGATGGATTCGTTTTGTTCGGCTATTTTGTCAGTCAATATCACTTGGTTAGCTTGTAAGATTGCGTTTTCAGACAGCAAAGACCTGATGTACATTCCAGACCCAGTTATTGTAGCTAAGAGCATTGCTCCTAATATTAGGTTTATTTTCATGTTGTTGTATAAACATTAAGAAGTAATTTTTTACCCTTAACCTTGATTCTAGCTTCTAAAGAGAGGTTGTGACAAGAATTAAATTGTGTGTTCTCTCCAATCAATATCCGAACACCTTGCTCTTTGGTTGCACTTTCAAGTCTTGCTGCTACATTCACAGAATCACCAATGGCGGTATAATCAAACCTTGTATCACTTCCCATGTTGCCGATTATGGCTTCCCCAGTATTAATGCCAATGCCTATTGCAACTGGTGGTTTATTTTCTTTTGCTAGTTCAACATTTAAAAATTCTATTTCATCACATATGTCCAAAGCACATGAAATTGCACTATCTTCGTGATCTATCAAATCCAACGGTGCATTGAATATTGCCATCATTGCATCACCAATAAATTTATCTATCATTCCACCATGGAACTGAACACATTTTGTTTGCACTGACAAAACTCGGTTCATTATTTCTGTAACTGCTTGTGGTTCTAGTTTTTCCGATAAAGCAGTGAAACCACGAAGGTCAGTAAATAAAAATGTTGCTGTTTTTTTCTCACCGCCTAATTTTAAAAGCTCAGGTTTAGACTGCAATTGTTTGACCTGTCTAGGATCTAAATAATGCTCAAACTGTTTTTTTATTTGCAGACGTAACTTAAATTGTTCACGAAAGCGTAAATAAAAAGCCGTAGCTCCAACTAAGATTTGACTGATAAGTGTCCAGGTTACGTCTATTAACAAACCCATACGAATTAGATAAACGCCTAAGATTGTAGTGCCTATGAAGACCAAACTAGCAGTTATTAAACCTGCGCTTATGCCTAAATAAAATAAAAATAACCAAACTAAAGAAGCTGTGGTTATTAAAATTAGGAGCTCTGCAAGTAAACTGTACTCTGGGATTATAGGCGAGTCTTGTATCAAAATGCTTTCAGACAAAGCCGCTTGAATTTTGTGTGGCTCTAACAAACCTATGGATGTAGCAAGCTGTGGCATGATACCGGGCGCTGTAATACCAACAAAAACAAAACGTCCAGCCACATTCATTTCAGCTAAATTTGTTTCGGGAGTGTCTACCCAAGAAATCCATTTGCGTCCAAATTTGTCGGTTTTAACTGGTGGTAGACCGCGCACTGCTATTTCTTGAATACCTATTTCGTTAGTGGTAATAATGTAGGAGCGAGTACCAGTTAAGACTTTCAAAACCTCAGTACCAAAAGCTGAAACCCAACCGTCTGGTGTGCGAAGTAGCAAAGGCAAACGCCTTACTAAATTATCGACATCAACTGGTGCAACCGCTATGCCTTGAGCGGTAGCGTTTTTTAAAACTTCGGTATTTTCTATGACGCCTATGGTTTCTAAACCTGCGACTGAATTTCCTTTGATTATGGTGCCTGTCGTTTTCGGAAAAACACCAACAGAGTTTTCAAAAGTAGCTAAGATGCTAGGTCCTAAACGCAACGAATCGGCAAACTCTTGGTCGCCATTCAAACGATCTGGTTGAGGAAAGGCTATGACCCAGCCAACGCCAGTTGCACCTTTTGCTAATAGCAACTCGTTTAGTTCTGCTAATCTACTTCTAGGCATTGGCCAACCGCCTTCTTTTTGTAAATCTGTTTCGGTTATATTTAAAATTACAAAATTACCGCTTTCTGTTTGCGGTTTGACTAAGGTATCAAAAGTTTTTAGTTTGAGGATTTCAGTAGGGGTGCTGACAAAAACCAAAGGTAAAGTCAGTAATATAAGCAAAGGTAATATTAAATATTTCATCAATTACTTTGTGTGATAGTAATTGTTGAATCACTACCGCCATTTATTTTAACAACATTAGACGTACCATCTTGTATAAATATTACAGTGTAAGCATTGTTACCATTCACATCTACCCGAGCGGAATCACTAACCATGCGCCGTAAACTAACTTGTTGGCCTGTCACAATAGTAGTTATTTGCGTGTCTGGGTCTTGACCAATCAAAGTGCCAGATATGTTTATCCCGGTTACTTGTTGCAACTGATCTTCTTCGTCGCCAATCGCTAGAGCATCTAATACATCTAATAAATCTTCTAAAAAATTTACGTCCAAATAATTAATATCAAGCTCAGTGAACTCCAAATCGTCGTTTCGCAAAAAGTCTTCATCCAAATAATCTACATCTAAATCATTGAAATCTAGTAAATTTGCTTGCTTACTACGACTTTGTTCGGTTTGCACTATTTGTTCACGCTTGGGCGGTCTAACAATCAGCATGTTATCAATAGCATTTAGAGTCAAATCTAAGATGACTGGTGGCGTTGGGTTGGTTTCAAAGACTGATACCGTGGTGGCTTCAAATGGCTGATTGAGTATGACTGACCCTGTGGCAGTAGTGACTTCTATCTCGCCGCTTGATAAACCAAAAGGGTCTGGCAAAAGAATGATTAGACTGCGGCCTAATTCGTCTACGGTGGTTGTAAAATCTGTACCACGAATAGCTATGTTTGCTGTTGGTGTTTTTAGTTTGATATTTTGTTTATCAATTCTTGCTAAATTACCTGTAATAAATCGTGCTGTGCCCAAACCAAAAGTCAAAGCCATTTTGGATTTTGACGGATCTGGGTCAAAGATATATTCGTCCACAATCAGTTGTGAATGTTCAGTCAGACGGACAGTGCTATCATCTAAAAAAGTAATAGCCATGCGACCATTGTTGGTTATGGCTTCATCGTTTTGTTGAATTGAAAACTGTAACTCAGCGTCGTAAGGCTGGTCTCTAACTATTTGTGCTTGACCATTGAGCTCTGATATATCGCCAATACTTTCAACAACCTGTGCTTGTGCCTTGGTCGTTTTGAATGACACACAAAGTAGAAGCGTCATTACCAGAATTGTTTGATATAGATATAATTTTGAGCCAGTCATTGTCTTGGGTACTCAGCTGTTGAATGTTAAGAGCAGTGTTGTTTCCCGTATGGTCCCAATAAAAATAACCACCAGCATAGCCACTACCCGTAAAGTTTATGCTGTTTGCATTACCATCAATGTCCATAAAATTT